GTTTTGTAGGAATAGAAGATTAGAGATAGTAAGTAGAGAAGTTGTAGGCACGAGCTGGGTAGTAACAGTTAAAAGAGCCGATAGTTTTATATAAACTATTGGATTAGAAAAGGAATAAATAATGAAAAAAGATATATTAGATATGCTAAACAAATATTATGAAGCATACAAAGAGGACTATATGTCTATGTTTGGGGAAGAAAGTAATAACTATTTATTTATAGATAGTGATTTGGAACTACACATAGAACAAGAAGATAAGCACCATATTTTTGTGAGCTTATTTCAATTAGGTAAAAAATATAATTGGGAGGAATAAATAATGAAACACGAAGAAATGGTAGCTGAATTAATAACCAGGTATCCACACAGAAAGGAAGAACTTGAACGACTTGATGAACTCTTAGTTTATAGAGATGATGACGGTGTTTATGGTTTTGAATTTGATACTTGCTTAATCAATGAAATATATATCAAAGTTGCAGAGTATGATTTTCATACTTGCGATGAGGATAGATTAGAAAATGATTATTTAGGCGAGGAGGAATAAATAATGTGTGATGAACTACACGAAATCAATCAATTCACTAATGAATTTATATGGTGTATTTATTGTGATGAATTTATAGGAAAGTTAGAGGAATAATGGAACATAAACCAATAGTTAAAGCTATGGAAGAGACACATAACAAACTGAATAGAGGTAGAAGTTATTTTGGTATGGGATATGTAGATAGCTATGACTTATTAGAGAGATTGATTGCTGATACAAAATATGAGTTAGAAAAACTAGAGAGAACAAAGAAAATTGGTATAAAGTTTTGGTCTGATACACAACTTATGAGATATAACGAAAGCAAATACCATAAGAAGCAGCTAATAGAAAAGCTAGAGTTTTTGTATAAAGAAGCAAGAAAATCAGAAATAATATATGACGAAGCAAGGGCAAATTCAATAGAAGAACCACAAAGAGAAGTAGAACCACCATTTTAAAGAAAGAGAGGAATAAATAATGAGTAAAGTAACTCATATAATTAACGAAACAAAAAGATTAGTTGCTGAACAGGAACTAAATACCAACGAACTACAAGAACTTAGTAGATCATTTATAAAGAAAGAGAGAATTAAATGAACGAACAAGAATTATTAGATCAAGCTAGAAAAGAAATAGCAGTAGTAACAAATGAAAAGGAAAGGAAAACTTTTCTTATAGTGCTAGAAGAAAGTATGAAAGAATTAGTAGTGTCAGAATCACAGACTAAAGAATTTACAGACATAAGAAACAAAGCTATTAAGAACTTATATGTAGGTGGACTATCAGCGATAGAGTTAGGTAGTTTGACAGGACTATCTAGGCAGATGATCCATAAGATAGTTAAGTAAAAGACCTCTATTGCTAGAGGTCTTTACTTCAGAAAGGAATAAACAATCTAATAAAGAAATGTTTATCTCTTTCTATATTAGTAGAAATTGTCTTATAGTGTGTATATAATTAAGGAAAGAAGAAATGAAAGAAGAAAAGGAATAAAAATGGATAAAGAAACTCATAAGAAACTAACAGCTAACTTCCCAAAGAGTGTAATTAAAAAAGCACCACAAGGAAAGTTTGGCGACTATATCTCTCACGGAATTATTACTCAAAGACTTATTGATGTTGTAGGTGGTAAGTATAATTTTTTGATCAAAGAAATTATTAGAGATAAAGATAACGCTGTTGTAGGTGCAATATGCAGATTAGAAATTGAAGGTCTAGGTGCAGTAGAAGAAGTCGGAGATGTAGATAGACACGCAGTTGCTAGGAATATAACTGAATCAGAGATACTTAAACTTGCTGTTAGTGATGGTATCAAAAGATGTGCTATGCGATTTGGCGTTGGACTTGGACAGCTATGGAATCAAGGTGTTACAGAAGGTGTTACAGAGGAAGAACACTACGCAGGTAGCCCAAAAGAAACACCTAAAAAAAAACAGGTAACACAAGAGAGTGGGATATCCCCTTCTAAAGAAGATGATGAAGAAGATTTAGGTGCAATTATTCTTGATATGTGTATGCAAGATAAATTAGTATCTAAAAGAGTATGGGATTATTGTATTGTAAGAATGGAAACAAAACCTGGTATTCCAAAAAAAGTTACTGAATATGAAAGTTCACATAAAAAAACTTTTATTGAAGAAGCTGCTAAACATTACAAAGCAATAATGAAAGATGCTAAAGAAAGAGAAGGTAATCCTAAAATTGTTAATGAAACTATTGATGCAGGATTAGAAACAGAAGTAATAAAAGAATCTAATACAGAAGATGTGTTGGTAGTAGGAAAAAAGGAGGAAAAAGATATGGCTGATATACCAGAAGGTAAGTGGATGGATGATCCTATAACTGAAGGACAAATAAAGTTTATTGAAACTTTAATTAAACAAGCTATTGATAGTGGACAAGATGCACTAGCTGCTGAAGCTAAACAATATCTTAATAGTGGCGAAGCTACTAAAGGTAACGCTAGTTCAATGATTGATAAATTAAAAGAAGCATAAACAATGCGTTGTCTTAGTTGTAACATAGGCGAGTTTGATTTGTTTGGCGAATCAAGTGATATTCAGAAAGGATATTGTTACGAATGCAGAAAGGTTATAAAGTATGAAAATTTTGGAGCTGTTCGCAGGTAGTTGTAGTTTCAGTAATGTAGCTAAAGAATTTGGATATGAAGTTATAACAACAGATATTAAACAAAATCCAAATAACACTATTGACTATGTTGTTGATGTATTTGATTTTGATTACATAAACTTACCTGGTATAGATGTTGTTTGGGCTAGTCCACCTTGTACATACTTTAGTGTTGCAAGTATTGGAAAGCATTGGAATAAAGACCATACGCCAAAAAGTTCAGAAGCATTATTTGGTTTAAAAGTAATTAAGAAAACGATAGAAATAATAGATTACTTAGGTCCTACTTATTGGATTATTGAAAATCCTAGAGGAAAATTAAGAAAGTTAGAAATAGTAAAAGACTTACCAAGAACAACAGTTACCTATTGTCAGTATGGAGATATTAGAATGAAGCCTACTGATTTATGGACTAACTTAATTGAAGATGTTTGGACACCTAGACCAATGTGTAAGAATGGTATGCCTTGCCACGAAGCTGCACCAAGAGGATCAAAAACAGGAACACAAGGATTAAAAGGAAACTACGAAAGAAGTAAAGTGCCTAGTGAACTATGTAAAGAAATATTAGAAAGCATAACTCTATGACAGAAGAAGAAATTATAACACTACTCAATAAGACTTATCCTAGTATGGATAAGCTAGAGAAATGTGATGACCAATACTCTTACTATGATTGTGAGAATAATAAATATCTTATAGAGATTAAATCAAGGGATAGGTATTACGATCCTTGGCTTATACAAAGAGATAAGTTTGTATCTAATTACGACAAGTCAATAGAAACAGGTAAAGAGTTTATATACTTAACAGAATATAAAACAAAAATTATTACTTGGAATATAAATGATTTAGTTGGTAGTGGTTATGACTTTGGTTGGGAGGTAAGAGAGATGCCAGAAACAACAGCCTTTGAAAACAACGAACCAATACTAAAAGAGGTAGGATATTTATATGAACAGTATGGAAAGAAGATATAGGAGGATAAATGAGTGATTTATCAGTTAATGAAGCAGATCCAGTAGTTCTATTAAAGGAACTATTAAATAGAAAGACACCAGAGATTGCACTACCTAATGGTCAGACACAAGGTGGACACCCAATCTTTAAAGAACATTCTATTGTTAATAAAGCTGGGAAGGTTCAACTGTTAGGGATAATGGCTAATGTAGAGTTAGTTGTTACACCATCAGAAGAAGAAGAATGATACTTAATATACTATTTTATTTAAAAAACTTTATATTTAAGAATAGATATACACCTAAAGAGATAAGAAAGTTTATTTGTTTTATGTGTGGAGATAGTCATACATTCCCATTTACAAGTAAAGATTATATGTGTTGTAATACTTGCTTACTAACATTGGCTGAATGATGACAGAAACTTACGATTATCTTTTTAATTGTGAGGATTGTGGCGAAGAATTTACTGAAGAACTACATAAATGTATTCATCTAACAGGAAGTATCTAAACTATCTTGTAGTTACTCCAACCATTCTTATCTATTGTAAAGGTTAAGACACCAGGGTCATTCCACATACCAGTTCTTGCAGTAAAATCTTTACTTGAATCAATACTTGGACACTGAAACCAAGTTCTCTTACCTTGTTTAAGCATTCTTGGGTGGTGATAATGACCTGTAATTAAGATTTCAGCAGCACCACTAGGTAACCAACCAAACATTTGTCCTTGCCACCACTTCATTATCTTACCTTCTGGACCTGCACCACCTGTAGTCATATGTCCGTGTGTTATAGCTACAGCTTTACCTTTAATCTCTAGTAAATGGTGGTAGTCAGTAGGTAAAATAACCTTTACTTTATTATATCTAGGGTTTTGTTTCATTATCTCTTTGACTATTTCAAAGTGCATCATATCAGAGTTGTCTAATCTATCAGATAATACCTGTCCTTTACCAGATCTAGTCATCTCTCCGTGATTACCACCTATACCACAGAGTGTAATCTTGTCCACAAGTGGTAGAAATGTATCAACTGTCTGCATAATTAACTGTCTTGCTAGTTTATATTGCTGTGATAGGGTAAGTTCTATGTTAAATGGCATAGATGAATAGAAAGATTGGTCGCAGTTCTCTGTTAAATCTCCTAATCCTAGTAAAAATACCTCATTTATCTCTGTTCCACCCTTACGCAGTGCCTTGACCTGATTAACCCCCTCTATAAGAGCTTCCTCGTAGCGTTTAAGGGTATTCTCTACCCCATAGTCTGCTTTTCCTAACTGCCAGTCAGCCATTGTCCATATAAAGGCAGTATCACCACCAAACTTAGTGTTCTTTAGCTTAGGTTTCTTTAAATATATCTTGCATAGCTCATCAAAGTACTCATCTAATGCAGGATTCTTCCTCTTTACTATGCCTTTAAATGCAAAAAAGGTGGCTGTTTCGCCACCCTTGAGCTGTGTGTTCCAAGAACTAGCACGAACTGTACCTTCTATTGTGTAAAATTTGGGATCAAACCCCCAATCTTCTAGGATTGAGTCGTACTTATTCTTGTAGTCTGGATCAGTACCAACATAAGTTATCTCACCTTTGCCAGTTTCTTCATCAAATTCTATTGATGGTTGCCAACCAGACTTGTAGTAGTTATTGCCTAATTCATCTGTCATATGCAGCCTTCCTGTTAAGACTATTATAGACAGGTGGAATGACTAAATCTGCTACTTAGTTATTTGTTTTTTTGCGTATGTCTTGACAACTGCTAATGCAGCACCACCACCTGCAAGTGCAGCTAACTGGAGTGCTCCAGCATCTACACCTACTAAAGGTGCAACTGTTAATGCACCAATGAACGCTTCAATGAAGGTCCAGGCAGTTCTTTCAATCATATCTTTAAGCTCTTCGCTCAATGTATACTCCCACGAATCGTTCCAAGGAGTCCACCATAAGTCCTTCTTGAACTTACCCTCTTGGTTTCTTGCTCTTTTTAGTTTCTCAAACATTATACAATGTCCTTTCCATCAAGTTTAGCAGAGAGTACTTGAATCTCCCCACTTATCTCTTGGAGTTTTTCATAAACACTATCAGGTTTAATGAAATCTGGACTAGCAGTGTTACTTAATTCCTTACCACCTAAGTCTATCTTGCTATATTCTATGGTAACTTTCTTACCTTGTAGTAATTGATTCGCCACCTTTGAATACATTCTCTTATAAGCATTGACACTAGCACCGATAAAACCTTTATCACTTACATCTAAGTCTTGTTGGGTATCTCCCACAAGCAGACAACCACTGGTCTGGGATTCCCAATTCCCAGTATGAATTAATATATACTCAAATCCAGGTACATCTTGTATATGCAACATACCATAGTGTGCATTTTTAAATTTAGCAGAGAACTTAGCGTGGAATCCACCTGTCTTTCTAAACTTAATATCATATGTACCTTCAGGTATGCAGGTTTCGTGCATTACCTTTACTGATTGGTACTGGTCCTCTAATGTATAACACTCAAATATTCCATCAATAAATAACAAACCATTGGTTGCATCTTTACCGAATTGTGTTCTTACTACTTGTAGTTTCATTGTATCTCCTATCTGTGTCCGTACTTACAGGTACATATTGTAACATAAGTACCATTTCTTTTTTCAGTGTAACAACTCATTTTCTAAATCTAATAGTGAGTAGCCATACACCTAATGTAATTAAAGTCGCAAGACCTGTAACCTGTTGAGCTGAACCAGTCAATGTAAGTGTGGCGATAACCAAACCTACTAATGTCCAACTAAGATTTAAAGTTTCTTTAATTATCTCTACAAACCAAGACCATATCTTCTTAATCATTAACTTTTCCTAAATATAAACGCAGCCATACTAGCTATTCTAGTCAAAATTACAGGAACTACTACCTCCTGAGCTTTTTCTTTCTGGTCTGTTGTCATATCATCTCCAATATTATCAATGGTTATCTCTGATATATCTTCAAAGTCCACAAAAACTTCTATTGGATTCTCTAAGAACTCCTCATACTGTACCTCTGTAACAACATCAGCAAGTGTATAGTTCTCTACATCTTTATTTTCTACAGCTCTCTCAACATATTCTTCTACTGCTTCAGCTACTATCTCATCATCCTTAACAGCTTCAGCAATAATCTCAACATCTTCTGCTTCTACTTGTAGTACTTCAGCCACAACTTCTACTTGTTCTTCTGTAAGTTCTTCTATATCTTCAATAGCTTCTTCAACTACAGCCTGGACTATCTCTTGTACTTCTTCTGTGGCTTCGGATAGATTCTGTACACCAATGTCATTGACTTCTTCTAAGACTTCAACAACTTCTTCTTCGGTAAGTTCTTCCACAAACTCTTGTATTGCTTCTTCTTTAGCTTCTTCATACTCAACTAACTCCTCTTCAGTAAACTCTTCTATCTCTTCTTCGGTAGCTTCAGGTATATCAATAACAATAATATCTTCTATAACTTCTTCTAGCTCTGCAACTTCTTCCTCAACCATCTCCTCAGAAAGAACTTGTTCATCATCTTGTTCTGTAAAGATTTCAAAT